TGACGAAATGTCGGGCGAAACGCTTGGCCTTGGCATCGACAGCCCGATTGCCAGTCGCACGGATACCACTGCGAATGATCGTTCGCCCCGTTCAGTCGGCAGCATGATCCCCCGCAACTATGCTTGCAAAAAGACCGACTTCGATACCTATGTCACCTATCAGCGGCTTGATGCCTGGGCAAAGTTCCCGGACTTCCAGACCAAGCTTCGCAACCATGTCACCATGCAGATTGCCCGTGATCGCCTGATGATCGGTTTTAACGGTGAAACAGCCGAAGTCGCCACCGACATTGCAACCTACCAGCTGCTGCAGGATGTCAACATTGGCTGGCTGCAGCATATCCGCAACGACGCAAATGAGCGCGTATTGGACGGTATCAAAGTCGGTCCGGGTGGTGACTATGAAAACATGGATGCCGCCGTGTTTGACGCCACCAACGAGTTGCTCGATCCATGGCATCGTGATGACAGCGCATTGGTTGCCATTACAGGTCGTTCGCTGATTGCCGACAAGTATCTTGGTCTGATCAACGACAATGGTGCGCCGACGGAAAAGGCGGCACTGCGCACGCTGATGTCCAACAAGACGCTGGGCAATCTGGCGGGGAAAGCCGTGCCCTTCTTCCCGACGCGCAGCATCCTGATCAGCAAGCCATCCAACCTGTCGATCTATTGGCAGGCAGGCAGCCACCGTCGCAAGATCGAGGATAACGCAAAGCGTGACCGGATCGAAGATTTCAACTCTGTCAACGAGGCCTATGTGGTCGAAGATTTCGGCGCGTGCGCCCTTCTCGACAACATCCTGTTGCCGGACGGTGCAGGAGGGTGGGCATAATGGCATCCATCGCCCGTAAGCATTTCCAAAAGACCCTTGCGACCAAGCAGGCAGCCGTAACAAAAGGTGCGGCTGCGATCCCGGCTAATGTTGGCATTGCCGCGAAGATGAAAGCCATGATGGCCGGTCACAAGACCATCCTGAAGGCGATCAAAAGCAAGATCGAAAAAGCCAACGTCAAGGTCGAATTGCTGCCGGAATATGCCGCCTATGTTGAAGGTGTCATGGCGTCCGGCTCCGGTGATCAGGATGACATTCTGGTCACCGTGATGTTGTGGCGTCTGGATGCCGGTGACTATGCCGGTGCGCTGGAAGTCGCGGCCTATGCGCTGGATCACGGCATGAGCATGCCGGAAAGCTTCAAAAGCGACATTCCGACCACAATCCTTGATGTGATTGCCGACAACAATCCAACGGTCGAACAGTTGCCATACCTTCTGGAAGCGATCGAGTTGACGAAGGGTTTCGACATGCCCGACGAGGTCCGTGCAAAGGCGCACAAGGCCGCAGGCAAGTTGCTGTCCGATACCGACCCGTTTGCCGCGCTGCCACACCTGAATATGGCGAACGAGTTTAACCCGAATTCCGGGGTCAAGACCCTGATCGGGAAGCTTGAAAAACAGATTGCGGAATCCGGTAACGCATCGGCATCCGACTAACGTGGTCCCCCCGGCGCGGCGGCGGCGCGGAGAACGGATCTAGGATTTATCCGATGGTCCCGACTTTGCCGCCGCCCGCCTCCTTTCTTTTTGGGGCAAAGGCGAAATGAGCAGCTTTATCCCGTCAACAAACCCGAATGCGCAAAACGACCTGATCGAAAATGACGGGTTTTTCCCCGACATTGAACTTGATGATGTTCGTAACCGCACCGGCCTTAGTGATGTTTTCACCAATCCCCGCATTGTTGCTGCCACTCGCGATGCGATGATTGAAATCAATAGATCCCTTGGCGCGTGGCGTACCAATCAAACGGTCGCGGATCTGGCTTCGGTACCCGCCATTGATTACGGCGAAACCAGCGAAAAAGTGCATCTGTATCTGACCGCTGTTTGCGCCCGTGTGCGATCCGTCCTGGTCGATACGACGCGCGATTACGATAGCAGCAAATCCGGACATGATCGGGCAGACGCGCTTGAACAAACGTCAGACCGATGGATGCAGATTTCCAATGAAGCATTGTCGCGCCTGATGGACCGGCCACGCACCAACGTGGAATTGATCTGATGGAAATCGTCCGCGCCCAGCAGAATGATACCGTCGATCTGCTCGCCTATCGCCATTACGGCGATACCACAATGGTTGAAGCCATTCTTGAAGCCAATCCTGGTCTTGCCAAACACGGCGTCATTTTGCCCCACGGCCTGAAAATCAATTTGCCTGCCCGTAAAGCGATTACGAAACCCGGCCTGAACCTATGGGACTGAAGATGGATAGAACAACGCTGACCACCTATGCCGCCTCCGGCACCGGATTTCTGGCTGGACTGACCACCAATGAAAAGGTTGCGATTTTTTCCGTGGTCATCGCGCTTGGCACGTTTTTCCTCAACTGGATCTACAAGCACAAGCATTACCGACTGGCCCAGAAGGCCGCGAACCTTAACGCAAAAGGGAAAAGCTGATGGAGGATGTCATCGGGGTTTCCGTGGCGCTGAAGATTGTGCTGGCACTGATTGCCTTTGCCGGTGCGCGTTTTTCGCTTCTTTTTCTGGATCGCAGATTGCGGTTTGATTTCAAAAACTGGTTGGGGCAAGCCAATGATCAGGCTGTTGCTTTGTACTTTGGGCTGCGTATTCTCGCTATCTGTATCCTGTTCGGCCTCATCATTTCCTGACCGGTATGACAGCGATTTCAGATCCGCAGCCGGCCGTTTTTTACCCGGTGTCGACTGGCGGCTTTTGAAAGCGCAATGCTGGCAGGAATCCCGGTTCAAAGTCATGGCTGTTTCGCCCGTAGGTGCGATGGGCCTGTGCCAATTCATGCCAGGCACGTGGGATCAGGTATCCGGGCAATTGCGTTTCCCGTCCGGTGCGTCGGCATTTGCCCCTGAATTGTCGATCGAGGCTGCGGCGTTTTATATGGGCCGCCTGCGTGCTGAATGGTCGGCACCCCGCCCGGAACGTGACCGGCACAGTCTTGCAATGGCCAGCTATAACGGTGGCCTTGGCAATATCCTTACTGCCCAGACGCTGTGTGGGGGCGCAAACCTCTATCCACGCATCATCACGTGCCTGCCGGATGTTACCGGCCACCATAGCCGCGAGACCATCGGTTACGTCGATCATATCTGGCAATTCTGGAAACAGATGATGGCGGGCTGGTGATGGGCGGAATTTTCACAGTTGCCCGCGGTGTTCTGTCGGCCGGTTGGCTGCCGTGGGCCTTGATCGGTGTTCTGGGTATCGTTTGCGCGTTTCTCTATCTGCGCATTGACACCGTAAATGCCAATGCGGAGGCCGCGCGGCAACGTGCCGAGGGACTGGCACTTATCAACCAGTCGAATGCCGTGATGGTCAATCACTACCGCCAAGGCAGGGACCGTGCAGAAGCTGCTGTGATAGCCGAAACAGAACGGTTCAAGCGCGTATCGTCCGACTTTAACCAATTGCGATCGAGGATTGATAATGCACCGCCCAATGGCTGTGTCGGTCCTGCTGTGCGCGCTGTCATTGACGGCCTGCGCCAACAGTCAGCCGCCGATCATCAAAACTGAAATCATACGTGAACAGGTACCGGCAGCGTTAACGACCTGTGCTGATCGACCGGTACCCCCAACCGATCCCGTGACCGACCAGAAGATCGGGCGCTGGATTGTCGACCTTATCCTTGCGCACGAAGATTGCCATGGCAAAAACGCGCGCATCAGGCAGCTTCAGGAAGAAAACCATGAAAAAACTGACTGACGCCCGAAATCACCTGTTGCAATCAGGCGTTGGCATCAAGGCCAAGGAATTGTTGACCTTTGCTGAAAAGGGGCATGTCAAGTCGGCTCGCGGTGACGGCGAACGGGCGCGCAACCGGAATTTACAGATCGCCTATGTCGCACATCTGATTGTGACAGACTTCGCTGGCAACCCTGCCGACCTGCTGTTTGTCATGAATGAATGGGTCGCGGCCAACTGCCCCGATCATGAAGATGAAACGCTGAAATTTCATGTCGATGTCATCAGCACCAAATGTGTCGATGTGTCGATCCAGATTGACCTGAAGGAAACGATTTGCGTGCAGCCGGTTGAAGGCGGTACAGAGTTGGCATTCCAGCCGGACGCGGACGCATCCGATATCGACATGGGTACCTTTTTCCCGGAAATGGAATGATGGCCATCGACGCGGTTACCGGGTTCGAAAAATTCGATGAATGGATTGAAAATGCAATCCGCGCGCTTTCCCCTGCCGGGCGGAAACGACTGCTACGCGATATCGCCCGCGAAGTCAGACGCCGCAATCAACAGCGCATAACACGCCAGACGGATCCCGATGGCAACAAATGGCAACCGCGCAAACCTGACCGGCAGGGCAATATCCGGGGGGCCAAGAAAATGATGTTGGGATTCCGCAAAGCCCGCCGCCTGCAAATCAACGTCACCCCATCTGAAGCCTCTGTTGGATATCGCGGCGTGACTTCCCGGATCGCATCGGTGCATCACTTTGGCGCGGTTGATTATGTCGAAAGAGGCGGCCCAAAGGTCAAATATCCCGAGCGTCCCCTGATCGGCCTACCCGATACCGATCTGAAGATGATCCGCTCAAAGCTGATTGATGCGATAACCGAAGGTACCTAGCCAACTGTGGTTGTTTGCAGGGCAAACAACCATCATCCCCATGACCGCCCAAGGCACGTGTGATCATCATCGGCGCATGTCAAACATCGCCGAAATCATGCGCATCATCCAGAACATGATTGCCTATGGCACCATCGCCGAAGTCAATCATGATCGGGCCGAAATCAGGGTAAACGTCAATGGACGCATTACCAAATGGCTGCCTGTGCCCGGCGTCATCGGCCAAAACTTTCGCGGATCGAACCATCTGCGCGTGGGTACGCAAGTCGTTCTCGCCGCACCGGGTGGCGACCCGGCCAATTCGGTGATCCTTTGCATTCTCTATTCCAACGGCCTGCCTACTGTTTCGACCGACGGCGCGGTTGATACGGTGCAGTGGAACGATGGCACCTTCGTCACCTACAACACCGGCAGCAAGCGACTTGAACTTCACAGCAGCGGTGATCTGGTAGTGTCGGCGGATGGTGCCATCGGCATCCAGTGCGCAGGCGACCTGTGGCTTGATGCTCCCAAAATTCACGCATTCGAAGGGGGGCTATGATGCCTGCAGTCACCCTCAAAGGTCATGTCTGTACCGGTCATGGATGCTGGCCGCCCCGTCCGTCCACCGAGGGCGACGGACGCTTTACCGTTGGCGGTGTCCCCGTTCACCTGCAGGGACAGGCTTGGGCAGCCCACACGTGCCCCGCGATCCCGGAAACCCATGCATCGGTGCTGGCTGCCGGTGCGCCCCGTTTCACTGTTGGCGGCAAACAATTGGGCCGGATCGGTGATCCTGTTGCTTGTGGATCAAGTGTCGCGCAGGGCGATCAACGTTTCACGGTGGGGGACTGACATCATGACCTATGGCATGTCCAACCTGAACGGTACACAGATTGCCAAACGCGAACATATCGGACAGTCCATCCACGATATCCTGACCACCCCTGTCGGCACACGGGTCAAGCGTCGCGATTATGGTTCGCACATTTTTGATCTGGTCGACAGCCCGGCAAATCCAGCTGGTGCGTTGCAGATGATTGCGGCAACCGCAGAAGCGATTGAACGATGGGAACCACGCATCGACCTGACATCTGCATCTGTCACGCCCGATATGTCGGGAAAGGCCGTGATCGGCATTGTCGGTCGCATTCGGGATGACGGGGAACCGGTGGCCTATGCTATCCCCGTTGGGGGTGCGCAATGACATCGCGGTTCGATGCTATTGATCTGGGCGCGGTTCCCGTACCCGACATCATTGAAACACTGGAATTCGAGACGATCCTTGCCGAACGAAAGGCAGAGGCCCAAGCCGCATTTGAGGCAGCCGGAATCCTGCCCGATTGGAACCCCGATCTGGAATCCGATCCTATCGTCAAGTTGCTGGAGCAATCCGCCTATCGCGAGGTGGTTTTGCGCCAGCGCGTTAATGATGCCGCGCGCGCGGTTATGCTTGCCCATGCAAAAGATAAGGATCTCGACAATATCGGGGCTCGTTATCATGTTGTCCGCCAGACCATCGAACCGGGCGACGCAACCGCCGTGCCGCCTGTCGAACCGGTCATGGAAAGCGACCCGGCCTTTCTCACGCGCATTTTGCTGGCATTCGAGGCCCTGAGCGTTGCCGGGCCGATTGGCGCGTACAAATTTCATGCCCGTTCCGCGCACCCAATGGTGTTTGACGTCGACGTGGACAGCCCCGAACCCGGCGAAGTTGTCGTCACAATAATGACCGGCACCGAAAGCGGCATTCCGTCCGAAGAGGTACTTGATGCTGTTCGCAACACGTTATCGCATGACGATGTTTGTCCCCTGACCGACATGATCACGGTGCAGCCTGCGTCCGCTATCGATTATGGCCTTCATATCGTTCTGGAAGTCTATGGCGGCCCCGACAAGCAAGTGGTCCGCACGGCATCGGAAACCGCATTGAACGCCTTCGTTGCACAACAACGGCGTCTGGGCGAGCCCGTCACGATTGACGGCGTTCACAAGGCTGCGCGCGTTGACGGTGTACGCAAAGCCACTGCCTATCGGGCGGATGGCGAAACAGTGTTTGCCGATATCGTGCCAAACGATAGCCAGTTTCCCAACTGTACCGGCATTTCGGTCGAGGTGGCGGAATGACATCCATTTTGCCCCCGAACGCGACACCAACCGAACGGGCGATCGAGAAAACCGAAGATCACATCGACGGACTTGATGTTCAGATCGACACACTTTGGGATCCGTGGCGGTGTCCGGCCAAGTTCCTGCCATGGCTGGCGTGGGCTTATTCCGTCGATACATGGGATCCGGACTGGGCCGAGGATATCAAACGCCGTGTCATTGACCAGAGCTTTGCCGTTCACCAGCGCAAAGGCACACGCGGTGCCATTCGTCGCGCCCTGGAGGCAATGGACCTTGACCTGATCAGGATCGTGCAATGGCACGAAGAAGATCCCCGGCAAGCCCCTTATACATTCCGGGTCGAGGTCGGCACGATTTCACGTGGATTGTCTGAAAAAGAACGCAGGCAGATCCTGACCACGATTGAAGCAACCAAGAATGTCCGAAGTCATTTAAATGACCTGCGCATCTACCTGCAGCAATTGTCAAAAGCGCCGGTTCTCGTCGCAGCCCTGACGTCTGGCGAAGTCACGACGATTTATCCCTATGCGATCACAAACCGCAAGGTACAGACGGCCACACCGTTTCTGGCGGCTGGCATCTATGGTGCCGAGATCGCAACGGTCTATCCCCAAGGAAATCCGGCATGAGCGATTATTATACGATCTTCACCAAAATCGGCGTCGCCAAGATGACCAACGCGCTGGCGCTTGGACAGTCCGTTATTCTGACCCATTTTGCCGTGGGCGATGGCGGCGAGGAAGGCGACTATAACCCGATTGACACCCAAACTTCATTGCGGGGGGAGACTTACCGGGCACAGATCAATGCAATCAATATTGATCCTGAAAACCCGTCATGGCTGGTGACCGAAGCAGTCATCCCGGCCAATCAAGGCGGCTGGTATGTGCGTGAGGCCGGACTGTTTGACCAGGACGGGGACATGATCGCCGTCGCCCGTTACCCCGAAACCTTCAAGCCCGTTCTGGAATCCGGTGTTGGCAAGGATCTGTATCTGCGGATGATCCTTGAACACAGCAATACCGAACTGGTGACGCTGAAGATCGATCCGGCCATTGTTCTGTCAACCCGCCAGTATGTTGATAACAGCATCGCAGATCATGATGCGGATCCGAATGCACATGGCGACATGCTGGCTGCACATAATGATGATAGCGAAGCCCACCCAGACTTCCTGCGCCGTAATCGCACCGACACGGTTACCGCTGGCTTCTGGACGACACCGGTCCCGGCAACAATCGAAGCTGGCGATCTGATCCTAGATGCAGATGCCGGAAACCGCTGGATCGCAACTGCGACCGGCCCACTCACGATTACCCCACCAACCATGACTGACCCCGAAGACCCCGAAGGCCCGCGCAAAAAACCGGACGGTGGATCGGCGCGGCTGGAACTGACGATGGATGCTGTTGGCAATCACGGCATCGCGTGGGGGCCGGAATTCCGGATCAACAACGGTGCGATCAGCAGCGAGCCCGGCGCGGTCAACCTGATCCATATGGAATTCAGTGGTGCCGTGATCGATGTGCATATCACACAACGCTCGGGGGCTTGATCAATGTCCATTCTGTTTGACAATCCGCCTCCCGCAATCGGCTGTGGCGATCCGGGCGACCCGATTGATTTCGGATGCCTTTATGCCGGTGCCCAGTCTTTCCAGCGCACGCCTACTGTGACCGGTAACCGCCGCCTGGTCTGCTTCTCAGAGTGGGTAAAGAAAACCGATATAGGCCAAGGCGGGATGATTTTTGGCTATACGAGCGCTGCCAGTCAGAATTCCAACTTCCTAAACGCAGTAAGTCTTTCCACGGGTGAATTGCAGGTGTCTCTTGGCACCGGGTTGACTGTTCAGGGAACGGTAAAAACAAAGTCAAAATATCGGGATGTCGCCAGCCATTCCCACCGGCATATTGTATTAGACGTGGACAACCCGATAGCATCGGAACGAATTCAGATCACGATTGATGGCATTCGGCAATCCGTTGATATTCTGACTGCTGTTGCTGCGGTCGATCTCTGGGCCAACGTCGCCGGAATTCCATTCTTTGTCGGTGTGAACAGTGGCTTCGGTTCCGCAAACCTTTACCGCAATGAGATCGGCTCCGAAACCGCATGGTTTGACGGTTTTGCGCCGGATGCCAGTGAGTTTGGCTATTTTAATGTTTATGGTGATTGGGTACCCAAAGCATTCAGCGGCAAGGGTGAAGGCGCTGCTGTCTATGGCGTGAATGGCTTCCATCTCGACTACGCAGACCCGCGGGACCTTGGAAAAGACGTTTCGGGGAATGGTAATCATTTATCCGCTTTTGGCCTGACGGTCGATCATCAGGTCACCGATACCCCGACCCGCAACAAAATGGCTTTTGACCCGAATATTGCAGGAGACGCTGGTGGATATTCCGCAGGGAACGCTCAAGTCAGCGGTAACAACGCGGTTCAATCGTCTTTGTCATATCCAATCAAAAGCGGCGTTGTTCATGTCGAGGCCGAAATTGCCTATGGTAACTCGAATTCTGGCACTTTGCGTGTTGCCGACAGCCCTAATTTTTCTTCTGGTGTGTCGTCCATAAGCTATCGTACTAACGGTCAAAAACAAGTCTCTGGCGTTTGGTCGGCTTACGGTTCAGCCTTTGGATCAGCTACATCACCAACCGACCGCATGGGTATTAATGTAGACGCCGATGAGCAAACGGTTGAATTCTTCAAGGCGGGAGTATCGCAAGGCGTCATTTCGATCCCGTTCCCGCCGCCGTACTTCATTGGCGGAACAAAGACCGGTCTAAATTCTGGTTTTGTCAGGGTTTTTACCGCATTGGAGGATATGCTTTATCCTGTCGAGGGCGCGGGCACACTTGAATGGGACAAGATTGCCTGCCCGGATATCCTTAACCCGGATGATTACTTCACGCACCGGATCAAAACGGGTGGCGAAAACGTTTCTGATCTGCCTTTCAATCCGACGGTGCATAAAGCCCTTGTTGTATCCAAGTGTATTGATGCTGATGAGCCGTGCGTCGTTACCGATACGGTCAAGGGGGCCGGTTTTGCATGGGAAACCAGTTCGGCAGTCAATGGGATTACAGCCCGCCCGCAAGGTCTGATTGCTTTCACGGCGAATGGCTACACGATAGGCAGCGATACAGCCTATCAGGGCAATCGCCTTGATCTGATCTGGCGGGCAAGCCCCAGAGCGGGTTTTGATATTGTGACGGTTGACCACACGACCGGCATGCCAACCACCGTTTCCCAACTTTCCGGCGGCGTGATTGAATATGGCTGGGTGGTTCGCAACAATGCGGGCCAAACCCGGCGAATGTTCCATCATCTGCTGGGCAATGATCGCTATTTCCCGATGGACACGGCGGGTGGGCCGGTCACCGATGCCGAATGGTTCAGCAGCACGGCCAATACCGTTACGCTGGGCGCATCCCTGCCAACCGGTATCTATACGCTTTATGTCTGGAGATCAGTGCCGCAGTTTTCGTCGTTTGGGCGGTATGCCCCGAACGATAACAATGACGGGCCGTTTCTGCCGCTCGACTTTTTGCCGCGTCTGTTCCAGCCAAATGGCGGCGGGCCGAACGGCACTCGATCTATCTTTGTCGATGATCTGGTGGTGAACGGCGGCAATGATCCGCG